TCTCGCCTAGATTTACCTTAATCTGACCCTTGAGGGGATTTGCCATTCTTAGCTCCTTTACTTGGACTTGCGTTTGCAAGTTTAATTTTTAATATATTATCTCTCTTGTCTAGCAAATAGGATAAGACTTTTATTTCTTTTCCATCTACATTTAGAGATTCTCCGACTTCAATCTCATTAGGTATTTCTAGGTTACTGCCATCAAACATACCCATGAGTTCGTCATCTTTGACTTTTACAATTACTTCTTTAAACATTTATCTTTTAATTAATTACTTGCAAATGATACATAACCTGCAGATTGAAAACTTACAGAATATGTAGCTTCACCATTAAATTCTCCTGCATACTCTAAAGATTCAATCATAAATGGACCAGTAAATACTGCTAAATCTGGTACTACGAATTGAAAATTTTTAAATGCTGCAGTTTGAGCAGATGAACCATCTGATGTATTTTGCTGTGCATAATATGCAGTTCTTAATGTTTGTTCTGCTGAACTATCAGTAAATACACCTGAACCACTAATTGCCACACTATTAACACCGCCCCCTGCTAATAACAATCTGTGACCATTATCATCTTTAGAGGTAATATCTACTGCTTCATCAGAAAATGTTATTGATGATGACCTTAGACCACCTAGTGTTACGTATGTACTGCTAGTAGTGTTTATTTTAATTAAAACATCTTTACCTTTTTGTGCTGCCATAATTTCTCCTGTTACTATCCTAACATCACTGCACGGAATCGCATGATGCCATGTCTTGTTACACCATCTGGGTCTCTTAGTATATCAGAAAACTCAAATCTTAAATTTATCAGATTGAATCCTGAAACACTCAAACTATGATTGTGCATTAAATCATGTATTCTGTCCATGATTTGTTTACATTCTTTTGCTCCATTGTATTCAGACCAAATATGAAACGTCAAAGTATGCTCACCGCCATCTACATCTTTTGTGCTGTAATCAACACTTGTGCCATATCCTAAAGAAACATAAGGTGTAGATTGTCCCTCTGGCACTTCGTCAAAAACACCCGCTCCAAGCGTAGATGTTAAATTAGAATCACTACTAAGGCGTGAGTAAACTGCTTCTTGTAGTGCAAACTGTCCAATACTCATTTTTTCAATAAATTTTCTTTAATAAATTTTTGTTTAATGGCAGCTCGGTTTTTTTCTAAAGCAGGTTGTAGAAAAGGTCTTGCTCCCATATTTCTTGTGCCAAATTCTAAAAACTTAGAGTAATTAGCTTTTGATAAAACTTTGGAAGCCATTGTTTTTCCTTTTTTTGCAAATTGATGTGTGATGTTGGAAACAAGAAAACCTGTATCTGTTGCAGGAGCTTCACCCTCTGCAGACGCTTGATGCACGACACCACCTCTTCTATAAGTTTTTCCTGATTTGATACCTCTCTGTATTGATTCTTTGGCACTGCCTTCAACTAATAATGCAGAACTGTTTAAAACTTTCAGAACATTATTTTGTACGAAATCCATACGTTTGTGCAGATTCTTTCTAAGTTGTGCAACATTTTTTGCAATCATATTGCATCACCCTCAGAGCAGACAAGAAGCATATATCTGTTTCTTTCGTCTATATTTCTAATATGTCTGATGTTAAATTCTCTGGAACCAAAAACAACTTTATCTTTGGTATCAATATCAGACCTGTAGCGAATCATAACTTCGTGTGTAACGCTTTCTTCCATTTTTCCATGTCTGAATACCTCTTTTCCATTTACTGGTCTTACAGACGCAAATATGCGTGTTAAATCACTATATGATTTGGTCATACCCCCACCAGTATCAGTTGTGTTTGTTGAACGTTTCAGTGCGACCTTGTGTCTTAATCTTCCTATATGATTTGCCATTATCCAATTGCCATGATTGATGAAGAACCTAGACCTTCATGGACCACGTAAGGAGCATACAAAGTTTTTAGTTGTTTTGGGAAAGATGTTGTGCCTTCGTACATATCTCCTCTGTGTTCATATAGAAATGCCACGTGCTGTAATATTCCCAATCTTATTGGCTCTGGAATATTGAATATGGACGCATATCCTGCGCTGTAAACAACTTTTATTGCGTTAGCCACCCTCAAAGCTGTTGGGAAACTTTCTCCAAGTCTCAGGACAACTCTGGCAGGTTCACGCACATTGTCTAAATAATATTTTGATGCAGCAAAGGTTGTCTCTGTATCATCATCTGCAAAAGTTGATACGCTTGTGACTGAGATTACTGGGGGTCTTGGTAAAACAAGATAATTTTTATAGTAATTTAGATATGGACCTGTTTTGAAACCTTCAAACAATGGGTCAGCAAGTTCGTCATAAGCATCAGCAAAAAAAGATATTGTTTGCTGTGATAGTGAACGTTTTGTATATTCCTCTGCAAATCTTCTTGCAGTTTCAATGTAAGTTTGTAAAAGTCTTTCGTCTTGATTATCGTCTAAACGTAAATGCTCTTTTACATCTTGGATTGATACTGGCTCTTGAGTTGGCGCAGTTGTGATTTGTATTCCAGACATAACTGTTCCTTATATAAGTTTCTCCAAGATATAAGTACCAATTATAGTTGCATACAATCCCATAATCAGAATTTCCATACGCACAAATCTTTTTGACCCTGCGTCAAGCCTTCTTTCAATACTTTCGTGTCTAATAGAACTTATTTCTTCAAATTGTTCTAATCTACTTATTGGATTCATCTGCTTTCTTTTTTTCGCCATCTACTTTTTCTAAGTGCTGCTGCAAAATTTCAAGATAAGACTTTTCAAGAATCATAAGTTGTTCTGCTCTAAAATTTGTATCTGCTATAAAGTTATCTTTTTCTTTTTTAATTAGCCAAACTTTGTTGAATAGAACTTTTCCATCATCGTCTAAATCAACGAAAATTACATCTTTACTATCTTTGCCATCTTTTGTGATGGTCAATTTTCTTTCATCTACGATTTCTTTCTGAGCATCTGCCATAATTGTTTCTCCAAAAAAATATACATCAAGTTTAATCTAAAAAAAACATAAAAAAAACCCTCTGGCGTGAGAGGGTTCTTTATCTCCTTAACAAAGAAAGGTAGCACTTGGCTACCTTGCTCTATAATAATATCGTTTTGAAAGTGAGTTACAATTCTTCCACTCCTTAAAGCCATGCTCTTTAAGAATATTTGGCATCTCTAAATCTATAAAATCAGCGTCAGGAGTTTGTCTTTGTCCTGTCTTTATTAAGACCTTATCTGCTTTTGCCATAAAAGAAACAGAAGCAACTGTTACGTAATCATCTTCAGGGTATGGACCTAATGGAAGTCCAATAACAATATCGTATTGCTTGTGACTTAAAGTTCTTTTGCCAGAAATATCTACCTTGTGAACTTCGGTATCATGTACGCTTACATTACGAGCAACTGACCAACCACTATCTTCTAAAGAAGTGTGTAAAGAGTTTGCGAACTCAGGGACACTACCAAATGCTTTGGTAAATTCGGATTTAGTTAAAGTAAAATTTTTCATGTTATCTCCTTTATTTATTAACATACCTATATCTTAAAGGCAGATAGTTATTATTGCAACCCCTTTGTGCAAAATAATATATACTTTCGTTGCGTACACCATTACTAAAAGGTCTTAGAGGACGTTTTTTAAAAGTTTAAATGCTATCAGACACCGATTGTTTATATGCTTCTTTTATTGTGTCTGTCCATTTTAAGTTACAGATTGCTTGAACTTCTGAATCTTCGCCTGATATATCAGTGTCTTGCCAGTTTCCACTATTGTCTTTATAACAAGGAACAACAACGTGCCTATGAAATGACCTTGACAATTCGTTTCCGTCCTCAGTCACAATAGTTGCTTGTCTAACTTGAATTGACCCATGTTCTAAAATTTCAATTTTATCTATTTTTACATTTTTAACTAAAGCCATTTTTTTTCTCCTATAAATATAGATGATACATTATTATGCAACTTCATAAAATCCACCACCATAAATTGCTTTGCCACTTAGTTGAGAATTTGTGACTGCATTTCCATCAAAGTTATGTCCAAATAAACTTGTTGTTCCATTATTCATTACGAATCTTATTTGTTGTCCACTATTGCTGTAGCCGACAGTAAAAGCACCTCTGTTAGCATTTGCTCTATTTTGACCTGAATCATGGTTTTTATTAGTAAAAGGTAAACTTAATATTCCAATAGTGTTGCCATCTGATGTTGTAGGAAACTGAACATAAAAAGTCACCCAAACTCTATTACCAACTTTTGTATAATGTCCACCTGCTCCAGTGTATGTGACATTATTTCCTGTTGGTGTAAATTCTCCTTCCTCATAATCATCAAGTGCATCTGCAGAAGATGAATCTCCACTTAATGTAAGACCACTTGCAACAGATAAAGTGCTTGACATTGAAACAGCAGCACCAATTTGTATAAGACCATTATCCCTAATCAACATTTGTTGAGTTAGACTTCCTGACCCACTTTTTGTTGAAAATCTTAAATGTCCTTTATTGTCTCCTGACCCCTCACTTACACCACTTATTTTAGCTAATGTAGTATTGCTTGAGTTTTGAAATTCAATAGAGCCATAGTTTTCATCATCTGCATCTGTTGCATCTGTTGGTTGAAGAATAATTTGTCCACCACCATTAGTATCAGCATGTGGAGCTTTGATATTTACAACACCAGTGTTACTAATTGTCATTCTTTCAACACCTGCTGTATCAAATCTGATTGTATCTTCATCAGAGGATTCTTCTACTTGAATTTTTGTATCTGAATCTGCATCTGC